CACTGTTGCTGAGCCCCTAACCAGGTGGGCTAGACTCACTCACCCACCCCCGATCGTTGTGCAGAAATGCGCCATCTTTGCCCGCATGGGCTGATAGCTCCGGCCCCCGTTCTAGTCCTTACGCATTTGCATACGCAAAGAAACCGACTAACCACTTTTATTCATCCGAAAAGTAGTAAAAACGGCAAACAGTCCAACAGGTGCGCAAGGGCTCTGCAACCCCCACAAGTATCACCCATCAGGTTGGTCCTGCTTGTTATTGCCTCCTAACTTTATTCCAAAATCAACTAAAATCATCCATCACCCATAATCAAATCAGAGCACGCCTAGGACCGTGGCGTTTCGTCCACCTGGGTAGTGTCCACACGGTCTGAGTCGGTTCAATATACGGCCCAAATGTCCCCTTTCACTCATGACGACGCTCAACCCTGCAGGAAGCACAAACATGAGATACTTAGGATTTGTAAGACCATTCTCCCCTCCCTCACGTGATGAAAAGACCCCCAGATTCAAGAATCAGAAAGCCGAAGTTGAAATGCGGTAAGTTAGCTCACCGTGCCAGGAAGAACAATCGGCTACGAAACGAAGACAAACGAGTTTGCCTCATCCCGCACCGTGGCGCGGGCTTACTCCGAAGGAAGAGGACAGCCACCCCCCTTTAATCTGTGATTATGAGTACCTTATTCCCAAACTTACGTAACGGTAGCATGACGTTCTTGCTACCCGAAAACTACAGCTTGCTTTCCATCAGATGCTGTAGGGATAAACCCTGCATCTAAGTTCAACAGGTCATGAAGGGCGTCACCCCAACTTACCGACCCTACCCAGACAATTTAATGACCATCCGGATTTCAGAGTTCAGAAATGCAAGAAAACCGAAGTTACACTCGCACCCCGTTCCTCCATCGGGCGGAGCGGCCTTAACAGCCTCAACATCGACCGAAGTCAATGCGCCTCGGTAGTAAAAGCCTTAACTAGTCCGAGGGGTAACCAAGTGAGC